GTGGCAAGTGCGGAGCTGGTCAGGATGGCAACATGATCGATCAGGTTTTGAGACATTGAGAACTTTCGTTGAGGTTGAAGATGCGCCGAGGGTCGGCGCGGAGGAATTGTGCGTTCAGGTTAATTCAGTGTCAAGGGCCTTTCGCGAAATTCTTGAACATCGTTGCGATGGCGCTTGGCGCCTGCACGTCCACCACCTGGATCGTGCGTGACGGCGCAGAGCGCTTCACGAGCTCGGCGTGGAACTCGGTCGGCAGTACGGGCAGTGCGTTGGAGATGGCCACCGGCTGCAGCAGGTCGATGCGGTTCATGGCCAGCAGCGTCTCGGCTGCGGCCTTCGGGTCTTTCCACATCTGGCGGCCTTCCGAGGTTTTCAGGCGCAGGTTCTTGTGGCCGGCCTTCAGCAGTTGCTCGATGCGTTCCTCCACGTCCTCCCAGAACGCCTTGAACGCCGTACGCGCTGCGAACAGCTGCACGATGTCGTCCTCGGGCAGCTCGAGCAGGTTACGCTCGCCGGCGTAGGCGGCCAGGGCCGTCGCCATCGAGTTGTGCACGGTCGGGCACTTCGGTTTGCCCTTGCAGTAGCGGCAGTGGTCGCCCGGTACCGGCGCGCCGGGCTGCGCGACGGCGGCCACCTCGCGCTTCAACTTCTCGCGCTCCAACGCGAGCCAGGCCGCATCGAGCGCCAGGGTCTGCGACGGCGCGGCCAGCGGGCGGCGCGGCTGGTACACGGCCAGCAGGATGTGATCGACGCGCACGCCCTTGTCGGCCAAGCCTTCGGCCGCCGCGACGGCGTAGGCCGCTAGCTGCTCGTTCGGGTCGTCGTAGGTGCCCACGTCCACGTCCGCGAAGCCGTACTTGTAGTCCACCACGACGAGGTACCAGACGCCATTGAGGCGGTACAGGATCAGGCAATCAGCGGTGCCGAACAGGTCCACGGAGATTGAGCCGATGGACACGTGCTGCTCGACCACGACGGCGATGTCCGTCGCGCCCTCGGGGATCAGCGAGCGGATGAAATCGCGGTAGCCGCGGCCGTGGTGGCGCAGGGTTTCGTTCCAGCGCTGTGGCGTATCGCCCTTCAGGTCGACGCCTTCCGGCACCGGCTGGTCGGCCGCCACGGCACCTGGTGCTGGCGCACCGGGCAGCTTGAAATGCTGCTTGACGTAGTGCTCGGCCACCGTGTGTGCGCACGTACCTTCAGCTGCAGCCGGCCCGGAATTGTCGGGCATGCCTTTGCTCAATTGGACGCTGATGGGGCACATTTTCCAGCGCTTGCGGCCGGAGAATGAGAGGATTGAGTGGGAAACTTGCGGATTTGACATGGATTTCTTGCGGCAGGTGGTGAATGTTGTGCGAATGTAGCGCACCTCTGCACAGAAGTCCAATCATTTATTTCAGTCGATCCGCCCACCGCCATGACAGCATGACTGACAAGACACCATTTTTCATAAAAGCACCAGAATCGAAAATATATAGTAAATCCTTATTTAATATACATTCTCTATTCTATATATAAGTTAAATTCTTGTGTCATTATGTCATCTGTCATGCTAGCAAGATTCGTACCGTAGCCGAATGGCCCAACTGTAAGGACTATCGCGGCCAGCCACCGATAGAACTTTTCAATGTGCAACGGTGCGCAACTGGTAGGACAATGCTCACACCCCAAAAAGAAAGCCGCGAACCTTGACCGACATTCGATTTACACAGATCACGTCGCATTCGTGCGACCTCACCAAGCGTTTCTCATTGGACGAACACGGAAGGGTTACCAGCAGCGCCATCGCGCATATGACCGAGGGCGCAGCGAAGGCGCTGCACATCGAGGACGTTTCGCACCTCGATGCCACGCTGCGCAACCTGGCGCCGAATCAGGCCATCACGTGCGGCCTGCCGCGGGCCGGCGATGCAGCGCTCACCACCCGGGCACGTGCCGACTTCAACCTGCACGCCGTCGCGCGCACGAACGCGACTTTCGACTGGTCGCCCGGCGCGGCGCTGTGCCCGATCGATGTGGACGTCGACGCCGGCGGCTTCCAGTCGCTGGACGCGGTGCTCGACGCGCTGGAGTCCTGCCACCCCTGGCTCACGCATATCACGCGCATCGCGCGTCCTTCATCCTCGTCCTACGTCGGCGAGCGCGGGCTGCGCGGCGTGCATGTCTACTTCGCGGTCACGCGTGGGACGGACATCCCTGCGCTCGCACTGCGCATGCAGGTCGAGGAATGGCTGGCCGGGCGCGGCTACGTGAAGATATCCAAGTCCGGCGCGCTGCTCGTGCGGCAGCTGTCCGACTCGCTGGTCTACCAACCCTCACGCTTGATGTTCGAAGCCGAGCCGGTGATGGGCGAAGGCGTCGAGCGCAACATCTCCGAAGGTTGCCGCATGCTTGTACGCGCCGAGCGGCCCAAAGGAGCGCCGCTGCGCGCACGCTCACCCGAAGGCCTGCTCGACGTGGGGCTGCTCAATCCGCTGCGCGAGATCGACCTGCGCCGCTTCGAGACGATGAAGCGCCAGGCGCGCGACGGCCGCCGGCGCGAGGCGAAGCGCATAGCCATCAACTATCAACGCGAGAACGCGATAGCTAACGGACTGGACGCCGAGCAGGGCGAACGCTACGGCCTGATCGCGACGCGCGCCCTGGGCGACAAGAAGCTGCCCGCCACGTGGGAAATTGCCGTCAAGGACATCGGCCGACAGACGGTGCAGCAGATCGTTGATGCACTGCCCGACTCGCTGGGCCACAACTGCGCGGACCCTTTCGATACGTGGCGCCCCGACCTGGAGGCGAAGCACTTCGACAAGGCCGAAATCGTGATGATGGGCGACCGCCCGGGCATCTGGTCCCACAAGCTGCAGGAGTTCTTCGAGTTCACCGACGACCGCGCGGCAGACCTCGATTCGCCGCTGGCCATGGCCGCGGAGAAGCTGTGCGGTCTGGTTGAGTACCCGGAGCCGGCCGGCAAGAAGACAGCCCCGCTCGTGAACGTGACGCACGGACTGACTGTGCTGCTCGAGGAACTGGACGCGCTGCCGTCGTACAACGCAAGCACGATGACGATGGACCGCACCGACGTGCCCGATACCGGCGATCTGCTCGACGCGCTGTCGCGCATCGGGTGCCACAACGTCACGAAGAAGCCGATCGAGGACGCCATCGAGACGCTGGCCCACCGGCGCACCATCGACCCGTGGCGCGACGCGGTGCTCGCGCTGCCGCAATGGGACGGCCTGCCGCGTCTGGACAACTTCTTTCCCGAGCTATGCGGCGCGATGCCATCCGAAGCGCTCACGCTCACGACGCAGCTGTTCTTCTCCGGCGTGCTGATGCGTCAGCTCAAACCCGGCTCGCCGTGCCCCGTGGTGCCGGTGCTGATCGGCCAGGGCGGACTCGGCAAGGGCGTGTTCGTCGCGGACCTCGCGGCCGCCCTGGGCGTGCCGCCGCCGCCCTCGCTGAAGTTCGCGGACGAAATCCGCATGACCATGGCGGCCAGCGTGAGCGCCATCGCAGAGCTCGGCGAGATGTCGGGCATGGCGAAGCGCGACGTGGACGACGTGAAGCAGTGGACGACGGAGTGCCAGGACGTCTACCGCGCGCCGTACGAGCGCCGCGCGGTGCCGCACCCGCGGCGCTTCACGCTCATCGGCACGGCCAACAAGAACGAGCTCAACCGCGACGAAACCGGCAACCGCCGGCTCATGCCCGTGGACGTACTGCACCCCATCGAGCGCGCGTGGGCCGGCGAGGCGCGCCAGATCTTCGCCGAGGCGAAGGCGCGCTTCGTGAACGATGAGGACGCCTACCTGCGCCTCGTGCGCGCCGCGGCCGACGCGGTGTTCGCCTTCAACGCAGCGCAGATGCGCGAGGGTATCGGCGTGCCCATCACCGACGTGGACGACCTGCTGCCCGACCTGCTGCGCAAACTGGTGCGCCAGCACTCGCAGCAGGGCTTCGTGCCCAGCTCGGCCATCCGTACCGCGCTCGACGCGACGCCAAGCGGCAAGATGGTGCGCACGCGCGAGTACACGCGCTGGCTCACGACACGCGGATGGACCGCGGCGCGCACGCAGGACACCCGGGGGTGGAAGCCGCCGGAGGGTTACGAGGCGGCGCCAGCCGAATCGAACGTTGTCGCCATAAGCCCTTTCGTCAAGGTCGGGATTTGACATTTCCGAAAGATTGCATTTAGAATTGAGCCATCGACAACGCAACCTGAAGGAACTGAAATGAACGCCCTTGCAACGCTCTACGTCAACGGCACCATCCGCAATGCTGCAGGCAAGTTGATCGGCTTCTACGACGCCGACGCAAACACACTCGTTCTCGACGGTCGTCCGGAAACGTTCAACGTGGTCGACAGCGAGCATGCGATGGATTTGGTGGCGCAGCATGCGCAATAAGCCTGGCAGGTGGTACGCCCGCCTGTCAGACGGGCGCATCGCAATCTATGACCACCCCTACCCGCAGCATGCGGCGTCGGTATCCTTGGTCAGCGTTGACGATCTGGCTTACTACCGCAACAACTTCGACTTGCAGCGAATCTGGACATAAACACCATGACCACCACCGAAACCCCCTACTTCACCGTCGAGCAGGCGAGCCGCTGGCTCACCTGCGCGCAGCCAGTCCCGTTGCCGCTGCTGCAGCGACTGGGCAAGGACTGCTCGATGGTCTGCCGCATCCGCGGAGCCAAGTTCGTCGACGTGCCCGTGCAGGGCAATTCCTGGCCCACCGAGCGCGGCTACCCGGCCGCGATCATCCAGGAGGTCTTCATGGCCAACCCGGACACGCGGCCGTACGTGCCGAAGTCTGCGCCTCGTGCACATCAACTCGAACCGGTGCCCGGCAAAAAGGAACTTACGCAGTGCGCGGTGTGTGCAGGCGCCGAAGGCACACTGCCAACTGCGTGCCCCGGCCGCGCCATGAGCCACGACGAAATGACCGCAGTCTTCTACGGCATGCAGGACTTCGTCGGCGATGCGTGGGTCACGAAGGCCGCGAAATGAGAGGTTTCTGGCTCTACTGCGCAAGCACGGCCATGCTGTTCGGTGCGCCTCGCTTCGCAGGCGTGTTCCTGCTATTGGCGGCGGTTGCAGCATGACCGCCACCGCACAGCAGGGCCACCGTTACAGGTATCGAGCGGTCAGCGACGTCTGTGAAGTGTTGGCACTCGAAAGTGGGCCTTGTGTCGTAGTCGCTGAGATCGTGCCAGGACAGCCCTGGCTCGGTATGCGTCACGCTGCCTATGCGTTCGAGCTGGAGCCGCTGCCCATGGTCTATTTTCACGGCGAGATACCACGATGACCCACTACGCCAACATGTTCGCGATGGTGCGGACTGCCTTCCCCGAGCTCAGCATGGGCGAGGTGCGCCACGCCTGCAACAAGATCGGCAACTACATCCGGCGCACGCATCAGGACGTGTACGAGATGGCCGTGTCCGCACAGCCTTTCCCTGCCGAACATGGCTACTTCGACTTCGAGCAGTTCCAGGCCGGAGGCCGGACTATCTACGTGCGCTTCACCGTGGACTGACCGTGATGACTGCCGATATCGCCTATTACAACGAGTTCGACAAGTACGCCGCCCAGTGGCTACGGAACCTCATCGACGCCGGCCACATCGCGCCTGGCATCGTGGACGAAAGAAGCATCGAAGATGTACGACCTAACGACCTCGCCGGATTCACTCAGTGCCATTTCTTCGCCGGAATCGGCGTCTGGTCCCTCGCCCTACGCCGCGCCGGATGGCCCGACGACCGCCATGTCTGGACCGCCAGCTGCCCTTGCCAGCCTTTCAGCCAAGCAGGTGAAGGCGCTGGGTTTGCTGATGAGCGGCATCTATGGCCCCACCTCTACCACCTCATCGAACAGTGCCGTCCTACAGTCCTCCTTGGAGAGCAGGTTGCGAGCAAGGACGCAGAGCCTTGGCTCGACCTTGTACACGATGACATGGAAGCCTTGGGTTATGCCTTCGGGGCGCTTGCGTTCCCGTCTGCGAGCGTCGGTGCGCCGCACATCCGAGATCGCACGTACTGGGTGGCCAACGCCGGCTGCGAGGGATTGGCACAGCGCCAGCGGCTCGCCGGAGTTTCTGGCCGGACGCCTGGAGCAGACCCGAGACAAGCCGCTGAGCGAGGAAGTATTCGCGCAGCTGGCAGGTTGGGCGACCCCCTCGGCTCACGAGTTTGCGGGCAATCCCGAGGCATCGATAGCCAGGAAACAGGCGCTGGGCATCGGGAATACCTGCACGATCTTGGCGCAACAGGTGGTGCTCGCGGGGTGGCCGACACCGCAGGCACGAGACGGCGACGCGAACGGCCGCACGGCGACGCCGCAAACCAGCATGAAGCGAGTCGAGCAGGGACGCCGCAATCTCGACGAGATGGTGCAGATCACGCAGTCGGCCCGACGAACGGCTACTGGTCAGCTGCTGATTGGCTCGGATGCCGCGATGGGAAGTGGCGGCCAGTTGAGCCCGGCACATTCCCGCTGGCTCATGGGGCTCCCGCCCGAGTGGGACGACTGCGCGCCTACGGCAACGCGATCAATGCGGAAGCCGCGCGCGTCTGGATCGAAACGGTGATGGACTGCCTTCCGGCCTGACGCGCCCTTTACGAGTACCAGTCAAAGCGCTTATAATCAGCGCTCCAATCTCTTAAGTTAACACTAAGAACATGCCTAAACTCATTCCGCGCTGGTATCAGGCCGAAGCGCGCGACGCGGTGTTGTCCGCGCTCATGGCCGCCGAGAACACGAACCCGCTCGCGGCCATCGTGACTGGCGGCGGTAAGGCGCTGCTGAACGCAATGCTGATGGAGTCGCTGTGCCAGCTACAGCCCGGTGCGCGCGTCATGAGCCTGGCCCCGTCGATGGAGTTGGTGAAGCAGAACGTCGACGAGGCCATCGCCTACCTGCCCGCTGCGCTCGCGGCGCGCGTGGGCGTCTACTGCGCCGGCCTGGGCATGAAGGAACGTCTGTCGCAGCTCACGATCGGCACGCCGCAGTCGGTGGCGCGCCAGGTCAAGCGCTTCGGCCGGCAGGACTACGTCATCATCGACGAGGCGCACACCGCGAACATCGACCTGAAGACGTGGAAGTCGATCGTCAGCGGCCTGCGCGAGAACCATCCGAAGGTGCGCTTCATCGGCATGACCGCAACGCCCTTTCAGATGAAGGGCCTGAAGGTTGTGCCGTTGACCGAGTGCGGCCTGTTCGACACGAAGGTCTACGACCTGACCGCCGGCCGCAACTTCAACCGGCTGATCCGGGAGGAATACATCTCGCCCGTGGTGGCCCCGGCCATCCGTTTTCCTCAGATCGACACCGACAACGTGAAGACCAAGGGCGGCGACTTCGACGAGGCCGCGCTGGCCCAGGAGGCCATGAAGGTCACGCGCGAATGTGTGCGCGTCGCACTGGAGAATGCGCGCGAGCGCAAGCACTTCATGTGGTTCGCGGTCAACATCGAGCACGCGCACATGATCGAGAGCGCCCTGCGCGAGGCGGGCGAATCGGTCGTCACGATCCACGGCGAGCTCGAGAAGTCCGAGCGCGTGCAGGGCGTGGATGAGTACCTGAAGAAGCTGCACCGCCACGTAGTGTCGGTGGCCATGCTGACGACCGGCTTCAATGCGAAGTTTGTGGACTGCGTCGTCGGCTTGCGTCCGACGCGCTCGCTGGTGCTGTGGCGCCAGATCGTCGGGCGCGGCCTGCGGCCCTACCCGGGCAAGGACAACGTGCTCGTGCTCGATGCCGGCGGCAACTTCGTGCGCCATGGCGCCATCAACGCCGAGATCGGCTCGGGCGACTCGCGCGCGGGGCTCTGGGCATGCACCACCGACACGATCAAGACACCCTTTCGCCGCGGCGCAGCGCGCGAGGACGGTACGCAGGCGCCTGAGCGCGAGCGCAGCGCCATCCGCTTCCCGATCAACAACCCCGCGCAGCTTGAGTATGACCTGCGCATCGCGCTGGGCCTCATGGACCCCGAGGCCGACGCCTGCGGCTTCCTCAACGACGCCGAACACCTGACCTGCAGGCAGTGCGGCCGGCCGCGGCAAGGCTTCCTGACGGCGCGCATTCGGCGCGAGGTCGCCGAGCGCGGCATCGGCGAGGGCGACTCCTACGAGATTCACGACGAGGCGAATGTCGTGCTCGCCGACGAGGTATGCCGCGAGGTGCGCACGCTGACCGTGCACGACATGCAGATCGATCCCGAAGGCAACGGCGTGCTGAATTTCAAGTTCATCACGGACTTCGGTGCGCACCCGCTGCGCCTGGACTTCGATCGCACCAGCGCCGACCCGCGCTATTACGCCATGGCGCGCAAGTTCTACGAGCGCGCCACCGGCCGCAAGGCGCCAGGTGAGGGCTACCGTGTGCTGCTGTCGCGCGAACTCATTCCGACGCCCGTGGACCTCACGCTCACGAAGTGGGACGACGGGCAAATTTTCCTGACCGAGGTGCGCTTCGTGCGCGATGGAAAGATGGAAGCATTCCGCTATGATCCGGATTACAATTGATTATGAACTCTGAAAACATCTTGTTCCTGGACTTCGAGACAACCTCGAAGACCGACCTGCCGGCCGAAGGTCTCGGAAAGTACCTCGTCGATCCTTCGACGCGCGCCTACTGCTTCACGTACCGCCTGCCGGACATGGCCGCCACCGACATCTGGATCGAGGGCCAGCCGGTGCCCCAGGCAGTTGTCGCGCACATCGCCGCGGGCGGCCTGTTCGTCGCGCACAACGCGCCGTTCGACTTCCACATCTGGAACGAGGTCTTCCGGCGTCAATTCCCGGCGCTGCCGGCCATCCAGCGCGCGCAGGTGCGCTGCAGCGTGGCGCGCGCCCGCTACAACGGCCTGCCCGGCTCGCTGGAGGGTGCGTGCGCGGCGATGGGTCTGCCGGTGCAGAAAGACACGGCCGGCGGCGACGTGATGAAGCAGATCGCGGCGCACCCCGAGTGGACCGTGGCGGATCATCCTGACGAGTTCGCGCGGGTCTTCAAGTACGCGTTGACCGACACCGACGCGATGATCGGCCTGTGGCATGCGACACAGCCGCTGCCGGCGCGCGAGCAGCGTTTCTTCGAGCTCGACATGCAGATCAACGAGCGCGGCTTCGGTGTGGACGTCGAGGGCGCCGAGGCTATGGAAGAACTCAAGCAGCTCGCCGAGGCCCAGCTCGACTACCAGGTCGCCGTGCTCACCGGCGGCGGCGTGCTGGCCGCAACCGAAATCGCCAAGATCAAAGAGTTCGCGCGGGACTTCGGCGCCG